AATTTACCTAATTTAGATTACTATTATCCTGATACAACAAAAGTTAGAGAGTGGTTTGAAGAGAGTTTAGATAATTATTTAGAACTAAGTGCGTAATATTATGAAAATTAAATTAACAGAGGAACAATATCGTAAGTTTGTATCGGAAGATACTAACCGCAGTATGTTTATGAACAAAGTCTATAAAGAAATTGAGAATAAAAATATTAGAGATGTTTGGGATTTAATAGTAAATGTATATGGGTTTACTGTAGATGAAGTTATAGAGGATGAAATGTTATATCACTTATTAGGTTATAAAATGTTAGACTCAGTAAAGAGTTTGGGTTACTTAGGTTTTAATCCTAGACCTTATAGGAGATATATGAATGCAATTGCAGAAAAATTTAGTGATGAGGTGGTTGAGTCTAATATACCACCACCACAAAAGACAATAGAACTGAAGGCACTACTTTATATATTTGATGATTCGGTTGCAGGTCAAGAAACCGTAGAAAGAATTCTATTATCAATAGATCCCGCAATAGAATACTTTTTAAAAAATAACTCACCTAAAAAAGCAATACAATTAGCATCTATTTTATATAAAAAACTAATGAGAAATATAAAAATTAATAAAGAAATTAGGGATAAAATTAATGATTTTGCAAAAAGAGAAGGGTTAGTATTATTTCCTAAAACTGCGGGTCTAACTTTTGAGAAAAAGGATGGTATGATACAGTCACTAATAAATTACATTCAAGATAAACCTAAAAAAACTAAAGAAGGATTTTTAAGATATATAAATTCTAGAGGTAGAACACCAGGACAACACTCAACATTTTTTAGGGCGGCAGTACATGCAGGTATCATTAAAAAAGTTAGGGATGGTAGAACAATCACTTACGAATTAGGTCCCAACTATGAGGCGTGGAAAAACGGTAATTTAGTTGCGTTTTAACGATTTATTTACATTTTGATATTTATTATTAAATTTATCTTATGGATAGAGGACAACAATTAAAGATTTATGCTAAGTGTTTAGGTGACCCTATATACGCAATAGAGACATTTCTTAAAACATATGATTTAACACAAAAGGGGTTTGTACCTTTTAAGTTATTCCATAAACAGAAAGAAATAATTAAATCATACGAAAATAATAATCGTAATATAGTAACCAAACCTAGGCAGGCAGGAGTATCAACAACAACTGCGGCATATATTGCAGTAAAAATTGCATTTGGTGATCCTAATAATCCATGGAAAGTACTAGTATTGGCGAATAAACAAACATTAGCACAAGAATTTCTTAAGAAGATAAAAGATTTTTTAGATCAGATACCACATTGGTTATGGGGTATTGGTGAGGAGGACTCTTATTTATCTATCGAAGCTAAAGGACACATTAAAACCAAAGATACTCAATGTGAAGTAAAAGCACTAGCAACCTCTAAGGATGCATTAAGGGGTTATACACCAACATTCTTAATTATGGATGAAGCAGCGTTTATCGATAATGGTGCAGAAGTATTTGGTGCAGCTTTAACATCGTTAGGTACGGGTGGTAAGGTAACACTTATTTCCACCCCTAATGGTCAAGATGCATTATATTATAAAACTTATGATGGTGCAAAACAAGGAGATAATAACTTCAACATAGTTGAAATGAGGTGGCATGAAGATATTAGATACAATAGAGGTTTAAGATGGTTAAGAGGAGAAGATGAAGTAATTGAATGTGAAACAGTGGGGAGAGAAACATTAAGATGGGAATATAGTGGTAAAACATATGAAACTAATAGTATTGATATTGATGACTATAAGGTAATGGTTAATGATGGGTGGAAAGGTTCTTCTCCGTGGTATGAAGAAATGTGTAGAGATATGAATGGAGATAAAAAACAAATTGCACAAGAATTAGATGTATCATTCGTTTCTTCTGGTGGTAACGTTATTGATGATGAATATATTGAGTTTCAAGAAAAAAACAATGTACAAGAACCAAAATATAAAGCAGAGATGGAGAAATCTATGTGGATATGGAAAGAACCCGAAGAAGGACATAAATACATTATGGGTGTAGATGTTTCTAGGGGAGATGGTAAAGATAGTTCTACTATAGTAATATTAGATTTTGAAAACTTAGAACAAGTTGCAGAATTTAAATATAAATTACCCCCAGATTTGTTAGCGGAAATAGTTTATAAATATGGTAATTTATATAAGTCATACACAGTAGTTGATATTACAGGAGGTATGGGTGTTTCTACAGTAATGAAATTATTAGAAATGGGGTATGAACATTTACATTATGATGACCCTAAAAGTAGAAAATTAAGTGAAAAATATGCTAAAACATTATATAAACAAGGGGATAAAGTACCCGGTTTTAATGTGGGGAGTAGTAGATTACAAATGGTTAGTGATTTAGAAGAACACATAAGAGAAAATAAAACCATAGTTAGATCTGTTAGATTAATATCCGAATTAAAGACTTTTGTTTATAGAAATGGTAGACCAGATCATATGGATGGGTATCATGATGATATAATTATGGCATTAGCAATGCCAATATTTGTAGTACAAACTACTTTTAAGAAACTAAAACAGATAGAAAACCAAACTAGAGCAATGTTAGATAGTTGGACTACTGTTAGTAATAATGGTAATAAAATTACACCTAAACAAACCCACGTAAACCCTTTTTATAGTAATACCCCCACCTATGAACCTAAACAAAATAATGGTAATAACGATAATGGCGAATATAATTGGTTATTTGGTATAAAGTAATATTTAGTTTTTACTAGATATTTATTATAATAGTAAAAAGATATTAATTAAAATGGCAAGAAAAACAGTATTTCAACAGTTAAGTGACTTATTCGGACCTGAAAGAAAACAGGCGGAAAGTAAATCAAGATATTCTATTAATGATAAAGAGTTAATAAAAACTCAATCAAAAGAAGAGTATGATTATGAGTTACTACAAAAACAACAAGACGCTTATTTAGCGAATCAATGGAAAAAAGTTGATAATGAGATATATCAACATTCAATATATTATGAAACTACTAGATTAGCGTCATATGCTGACTTTGAGGGGATGGAATTTTTTCCTGAAATCGCAGCAGCATTAGATATATTTATGGAAGAATCTACAACACCTAATGGTGAGGGTAAAATACTAAATATATTTTCAGAGAGTAAAAGAGTGAGAAGAATATTACAAGATTTATTCTTTAATAGATTAGATCTACACACTAATCTACCTATGTGGGTTAGAAACACTTGTAAATATGGGGATAATTTTTTATACCTTTCAATTGACAGTGAAAATGGTGTAGAAAGTGTAAAACAATTACCTAATATTGAAATAGCTCGTAAAGAAAATGATGGTTTCGGTGAAAACTCTAATTTATCAACAGAGGATAAATTTAATCCAGTTAAATTTGTGTGGGGTCAAAAAGATATGGAATTTAATGCGTGGCAAGTGGCACATTTTAGACTATTAGGTGATGATAGAAGATTACCTTATGGAACTTCTATATTAGAAAAAGCTAGAAGGATTTGGAAACAGTTGTTGTTATCTGAAGATGCAATGTTAATATATAGAGTAACTAGAGCACCTGAAAGAAGAATATTTAAAATATTTGTTGGTAATATCGATGAAAAAGATGTACCAGCGTATGTTAATAAAATTGCAGACAACTTTAAAAGAAGTCCTGTAATTGATCAACAAACAGGACAAATAGATACAAGATACAATCAAATGGCACAGGATCAAGATTATTTTGTTCCGGTAAGAGATCAAAATGCACCTAGCCCTATTGACACTCTTCCTGGTGCAACTAACCTATCGGAAATTGCTGATATCCAATTTTTACAAAAGAAATTATTTACTGCATTAAGAGTACCTAAACCATTTTTAGGTTTTGAGGAAGTAACAGGAGAAGGTAAAAATTTAGCATTACAAGATATTAGATTTTCTAGAACAATTAATAGGGTACAACAAGCAATCATACAAGAGTTAAATAAAATTGCAATTATACATCTTTATATATTAGGTTTAGAAGATGAATTAGAGAATTTTACTCTATCATTGAATAACCCATCTACACAAGCAGAGATGTTAAAAATAGAACAAACCCAATTAAAAGTTACATTATATAAAGACGCAGTATCTGACGCAGGAAATGGATTTGGGGCATATTCTATGACTAGAGCTAAAAGAGATATATTAGGTATGTCTGAAGAAGAAATACGTAGTGATTTAGAACAACAACGAATGGAGAAAGCGGCTAGTGCAGAAATGGAACAAACATCTACAGTAATTAAGAAAACAGGTATATTTGATAGAGTTGATACATTATATGGTGACCCAATGGGTGTTGAAGGAGATGCTGGAGATGATGCAGCAGGTGGTGATATGGGTGGAGACACTGGTGGTGATGACTTCGGAGGTGGAGACTTCGGCGCAGATATAGCTGGTGGTATGGAAGATGCCGCAGCAACTGACGCAGGAGGTGAAGCAGCATCGGCTGAAGCAGGTGCCGCAGTAGAATCAGTAGATAAAAAAGAAAATTTATTATTAGAAGAAAAACAACGAAAAATACTAGACGGTAAAATTAAAAAATATCAGAGTATGTACTTCACAAGACTTATGGAAAGTATAGACGGTGATGAAAAAGTATTTAATGTAGAAAATTTAGATGATGAAGTTAATACTATAAATTCTAAAATAGAAGAAATGTCTAGGGAAATTGATAGTATCATAGATAATGAAGAAAAGTAAACTTTTTATTAAAACTTAATATTTATAAATAAACAAAAGACTATGATTAATTTTGGATACATAAAAGATACTTTTAATAATATTTTATCAGAATCAATTTTAACTAAAAATGAAGAAGGTAAATTATTATTTAAAAAATACGTACAAACACTAAAAGAAGATACTACATTAAAAAGAGAATATTTAATATATAAGAATTTAATTACTAAAAAATTTACTTCTGAATTAGATGCTAAAGATTATATTAAAGAAAATATATCTTTATTAAAAAATAATAACCCATCTAAAGGACTTACTAAATTAAATCGGATTTTAGGTGATAAAGAAATAATTAAGGAAAATAAAGAAATATATTCTCACATTAATATATTACGTAATACCACTAAAACACCAACAAATATTGAGAAACTACAAGAATCAATTAATTTCTTTAAAGAAAGAATGTTAAAGGAAGAAGTAGTAGTAGAAAGTGAATATGAAATGACTGGCGTACCACCTTCAGTACTAACAAAATTAGCGGTTAATAAATTTAATAACAAATATGAAAATATTACTGAAGAGGAAAGAAATATAATTAAAAATGTTCTTAATGGTAATGATGGAGAAAAAAAGGAAACTTATTCTTCATTAAAAAATGAATGTATTGATATTATTGATAATCGTTTAAATGAAAATTCAGATTTAGATTTAAAAGACAAACTTTTAAAAGTAAAAGATAAATTATTAAGAATGTCTTTTAATAAAGAAACCTTCCCCACAGATATTGATAGTATCTATAACCTAAAAAATTCTGTAACAGAATAATTTATTTAAACCCACTAAACAGTGGGTTTTTTTATGCGTAGTTTGACATCATAGATAAAAATGGTTATCTTTATATTAAAATAACATAAAAGAAATTAACTATGAATGAAACGAGGAAAAGAATTAAAATTAGATTTAAACCCAAATTATAAAATAAAGGTTGGAACAGTAGATAATAAAAATCCAAAAACAATATATATAAATCTCTCCGCTTGGGGACAATTAAAAAAATACGATATAGATTTAAATTATGAAAATGTAATTAATAAAATAAGGACTAGAATAAAACATAAAATTAATAGTTATAATTTAAATGAATTTCATAGAGGTAAATATATTGTAGACTTAGATATGAGATCCTCAGGTATTAAACCAACTAAAAGAAGTTATATGTCTTGTGAAATAACATTATTTCAAAAAGATTCAATCCCAGTTAACAATCCAACAATAGTAAATTCTTCTACACAAATTATAGAAGACGTTATAAAAGATTGTTTCGATACCGATACACACTTCTCTTTTTATAAAACTAAAAACTAAAGTTTTTTATAATAAAGGTATATTTATATGTAAAGTATATCTATATTATGGAAATTTTAAAAAACAATGAGTTAAATAAAAAAGGTATCTTAGTAGAATACGATGCAGGTTACATCTCTCCTAAAGATAATAGACATTTTATTAATGAAATAAACAAATTAACTAAAGGTGAACAAATTATTGAAGATCCTTTAGTTGTTTATGCGGTATTACAAAAATACGGTGTGGAGAATAGAAATGGGAGAGTATATCCTGACTCTATATTAAAAAAAGAATCTGAAAATTATAAGAAACTTATTGAGGAGAAAAGGGCTATGGGTGAAGCAGATCATCCTGACTCATCAATAGTCGCAATAAGTAGAATTTCACACAATATTGTAGATATGTGGTGGGAAGGTAATGTACTAATGGGTAAGTTAGAAATTATTATGTCACCAGGATTTGTAACCCAAGGTATTATCTCATGTGAAGGTGATCAAGTCGCTAACCTATTAAGAAAAGGATTAAAGATTGGTGTTTCATCCAGAGGTGTAGGTTCATTAAAAAAAGAGAACGGTAAAAACATAGTACAAGATGACTTTGAATTAATTTGTTGGGACATTGTTACATCCCCGTCAACCCCCGGTTCTTGGATATATAATGAAGAACCTAGTAGAGAACAACAAATGTCAGAATCAAAAAAAACTAATAAGACTTTGTTAGTGGATGGACTAAATAATTTTTTGTCAGATTAAATTCATATTAAAGTAACACTTTTATCATTTTTTGCATATTTATAGAAAAATAGCATTTTATAATGCATCATTTTTTATTATAATAACAAAATGTAAAAAAAACAAAAATTTACAATGGCTACAAAAAGAAAATCAATCATCGAAGAGGCTTTGTTAGAAGCGAAGTCTTTAGAGGATGCCTTAAAAGCCAATACGAAAGAAATGCTTGCTTCACATATGAAACAAGAAATTGAGAACATCGTTGAGTCGTCTCTTTATGAAGAAGACGAAGAAGTTGAAGAACTGGAAATCGATGTGGAAGGGTCCGATGAAGAAATGGAAGAAATGCCAGCATTAGAAGCTGGAGACGACTCAGAAGAGTCAGAATTAATGGATTTAGATGTCGATCTTGACGCTTTAGCGGGAGATGATGGCGAAGTTGAATTAGATGTTGTTGAATTACCTGTAGAATTAGATATGGGTGATGAAGAAGAACTAGACTTAACTGGTGCGTCAGACGAAGAAGTAATCGCAGTATTTAAGAAAATGGGCGATGAAGACGAAGTTGAGGTTATCAAGGACACAGACGGAATCCACTTAACAGATAACGAAACCGGTGCAGAATACTACATTAAAGAATCTGACGACCTTTGTGAAGGTTGTGATTCTATGGATGAAGATGAAGAAGTAATGTACGAAATCGAACTGGATGAAATGCATGGTTCAATGACAGGTGATCAATCTGCAACACATTTAGACTATGAAGGGACATATGGACAAGGTAAAGGTGAAAAATCTTTAACTCATCCAGGTGAACTTGATTATATGGAAGAAGGTGGTGCTAAGAAAGGTGATCAACCTGCAACACATTTAGACTATATGGAAGAAGGTGGTGCTAAGAAAGGTGATCAACCTGCAACACATTTAGACTATATGGAAGAAGGTGGTGCTAAGAAAGGTGATCAACCTGCA